ATATCGTGTCTATCAATGGTCTCACGGGAGTAATAGAACTCTTAGCAGGAACAGATATTTCTATAACGCCTGTAGGAAATACTCTTACGATATCTTACACTGGGGTTGGTGGGAGTGGTATTACTGGTGCAACAGGCGCAACAGGCGCAACTGGTGCCACTGGTGCTACGGGTGCCACGGGTGATATTGGTCCAACAGGTGCAACTGGTGCCACAGGCGCAACTGGTGCCACTGGTGCCACTGGTGATATTGGTCCAACAGGTGCAACAGGCGCAACAGGCGCAACTGGTGCCACTGGTGCTACGGGTGCCACGGGTGATATTGGTCCAACAGGCGCAACAGGCGCAACAGGCGCAACAGGTGCAACTGGTGCCACAGGCGCAACTGGTGCCACTGGTGCCACTGGTGATATTGGTCCAACAGGTGCAACAGGCGCAACAGGCGCAACAGGCGCAACAGGCGCAACTGGTGCCACTGGTGCCACGGGTGATATTGGTCCAACAGGTGCAACTGGTGCCACAGGTGCTACTGGTGCCATACCAACAGATTACGTTATATCTGTGAATGGTGTGACGGGTGCGATAACCAATGTTGCTCGTACCAATGAAGGAAATACATTCTCTGTTCGTCAGGTGATGAATGCAGGGATCACAACATCCACTCTATTTGTAACATCTGGCGCAACATTCAACGGTCCAAAGACATATTTTGGAACAACGGCAGAGTTCAATGGTTCAGCAAATTTTCTATCCACATTTACAGTATCAAATGTTGCTGGTCAAGCAACAATAACTAAGCCAACATTCATTCCGAATGATAGTGCTATTCTTAGAATAGCACATGTAGACGCAGTGCAGACAGAGTTTTCCGCAGATCTCAGAGGAAACGACCTAGCAACTGGCAGTCAGGTTCATACACTACCAGCGACTTCAGGAACACTGTTAAACACATCGTTCACATCATATGTTTCATCTTTGAATGGATCCACTGGTGCAATAACGAATGTCGCAAGAACAAATGAAGGAAATACATTTAGCGTTCGTCAAGTGATGAATGCTGGTATAACGACATCAAATCTGTATGTTACTTCTGGTTCTACATTTGATTCCATCATATCCGCATCTTCAACTACTAATACTCTAGACGTAATAGCATCAACAGATGGAGTTGGTCTGAGAATCGCGCAGGCAACAACTGGTAATGGTTTAAGACAAGGTGGAATACGGTTGGGTCGATCAGGCACAACTGGATTCAACACATACATTGAAAATACATCTGGAGTTTTCAACATATACAATGGTGTTGACACTTCTGGAACAAAACTATTCGACCTAAGCACATCTTCATCAACCATTGGCGTTACTCTAAATGTACCCAAACTTTATGCCTCAAACATTGTCTATTCGGTGAACGGAAGAACTGGAGATGTCACTGGTCTTAGCGCAAGCACCGTGATGCTTGGTTCAACAAATAGCAGTGCCACTAGATATCTCGTATTTGCAGCAACCGCTGGTGAGCAGAGTCTTCTTGTAGATAACGTCACAACAGCACTGTCATATACTCCAAGCAACGGGACAGTTACTGCCAAGACATTCACTGCCGCATTTGGAACCAATGAAGTAAAAATTGATGCCACCTCTGCTAACTTTAGTCTATCTGATGGAACAGAAACACTCATAGCAAGCAGTTTTGGATTTGAGAAGAATGGAGTAGTGCCATATTACTTTGTAAGTCAAAATGGTCCATCTCCAAGCATATTTTTAGTCACTACAGCACTTCGTGTTTCCGATGGAGATTATGACATAAACTATGGACCATCGACATGGGGATACACATTCCCCGCAGCGAATGGTACCAGTGGTCAGGCAATGTTTACCAATGGTGATGGTCAACTTTATTGGGGAACGGTTCCAAGTGGATCTGCTGCTACTGGTGTAACATCGTTCAATGGATTAACTGGTGCTATTGGTATAACCGCTGGATCGAATATCACGATTACACAAAGTGGAAACACATTTACCATAGCATCGACCGCATCTGGTTCTGGAATATCAAGATCAATATCAAGCATAAGCACTGATACAAATGCTGGATCTGCTGCATCTACCGATTATGTCTATAACGGAATAACTAGTGGAACAATAACACTAACCATGCCAACAGCAGTTGGAAACACAAATAGATACACTATAAAGCAATCTGGTACAGGAACACTGAATGTATACACCACTTCAAATCAGACAATGGATGGAGTGACATTCACTGCATTGAACAAGCAATATGCTGCACTAGAACTGCTTAGTGACAACTCAAACTGGTTCGTAATCTGAGGTTTTTATGGCTTACAAAGTAAACAACTTGAATTCCAATGGAAGCATAGAACAGACCGTATCTACAAGCGGCACAACTGGTTCTCTTCAGTTCAACGATGGAAGTGGTGGGCTGAGTGGAGCATCTCATGTCGGCATAACTGGTGGAAATCTTTGCCTGAAGACAACGACAAATCCTGGAAACGCACCAGCAAACAATATGATATTGTGGGCGCAGGATATCGGTGACAGAAAAATGCCGTGCATGAGCGATGACTCGGGCAACTCAAACAATCTTCAGTTGTGTGTTGGTAGAACAAAGATAGGACAATGGAGTTTCGTTGGAAACGCGACCACTGCCGCTCTTGCAAATGGGATGGCCGCGCCTTCTACTGCGGGAACCGCTACATCTAGAAATGTCGCAACGACAAGTGAACTGGCTTCAATGAGAAGGAATGCATGGGTTTCGGCTACCACGGCAGATGCAGTGGCAAGCATAAGGACAGCCACATTGCAGTTCTGGAGAGGAAATGCTGAAGGTCTTGGTGGATTCATGTTTGTGATGAGATTTGGTCCATCCGATGCGGCAAACTTGGGTACTGGACCATACATGTTCTGTGGACTCAGGGATCAGACAACGGCTCCAACCAGCGTAAACCCAACCACATTGACCAACATAATCGGAGTGGCGCAACTGGCTGGATCGACAAACATGCATGTCATACACAATGATGCTTCTGGTAGTGCTACCACGATAGATCTTGGAGTTGACTTTCCACTAAGTCTGAACACAGAGGCTTACGAAGCAACCTTTGCAGCACCTCCCAACGGATCATCCGTGGGATATCAAATAAAGAGATTGGGAACAACTTACGAAGCCAATGGAACAATATCAAGCGATCTTCCAGCAAACACCACACTGATGGCTATTCAGATGTGGAGATCGAACAATGCCAAGACTGGAAGTGCGGTTGGCCTTGATGTCTCTTCGGTCTATATTGAAACTGTGGTGTGAGGACTCATGTATTACATAATATTTAAAAACAACAAACCAATAAACTCATACAAGGGCATACCATATTCTCTGCTAGGACTATCTGATACCGATACTCCAACAGCACAAGAACTTGCTGAACTTGATTGTTATGAAATGGTGGATGCGGCAATACCAGACCACGATCCTTATCTGTTTGCACCTATCGAAAATTGGACTGTTCAAGGAACAAAGTGCATAAGGTCTTGGACTTTCATTGATCAAGATCAAGAGAGCAGTTGGAAATACTTAAGAACAATAAGAAATGACAAGATTGCGGAGTGTGATTGGACTCAACTTTCAGATTCTCCACTTTCTGCACAGCAAAAATCGGATTGGGCATCTTATAGACAACAGTTGAGGGATATTCCCCAAACTTATGAAAAAGCACAAGATGTTGTCTGGCCACAGCCGCCTCAATAAACAATCAGTAGAACATTCTTTTCATTCGCTTGAATCCATCGTGATTCGGTGTACGATATACATCGCCCAACGCTAAATAGACGGCACAACAAAAACAGGAGTACAGTTTCACATGAGTCTACCAACCCCATATCAGCAGTTCATCCACCTCTCACGCTATTCAAGATGGCTAGAAAAGGAGGGTAGACGAGAGACTTGGGAAGAGACCGTTGAGCGTTACTTCAAGTTCTTTGACGAACATCTTTCTGAAAACCACAAGTTGCAACTTGATTCCAAGATTCGTCGGGAACTGAAGGATGCCGTTCTAAACCTTGAGATCATGCCTTCCATGCGTTCGCTTATGACCGCAGGAGAAGCCCTCAAGCGGGACAATACGGCTGGCTACAACTGCTCCTATGTGGCAGTCAATCGCGTTCGTGCATTCGATGAGATCCTCTACATACTGATGTGTGGTACGGGTGTAGGCTTCTCAGTGGAAAGACAATATGTTGAAAAACTTCCTACAATCGCTGAAGTTTTCACTGACTCGGACACTACGATCATCGTACAGGATTCTAAGGCGGGTTGGGCGAAGGCTTTTAGGGAACTCATCTCACTTCTTATTGGAGGTCAAGTTCCAAAATGGGATATCTCAAAGATTCGTCCTGCGGGAGCAAGACTTAAGACTTTTGGAGGTAGGGCAAGCGGACCCAAGCCATTGGAGGATCTGTTTAGATTCACAACCGATACCTTTAGACGAGCGGCGGGAAGAAAACTTACTTCCATCGAATGCCACGATATCGTCTGTAAGGTTGCGGAGATTGTCGTCGTCGGAGGAGTACGACGCTCTGCTCTCATCTCGCTTTCGAATCTGACAGATGAAAGAATGAGAGATGCAAAGACTGGTGCATGGTGGAACGACAATCCACAACGAGCACTTGCAAACAATTCCGTTGCATACAAGGAGAAGCCAGAGATTGGAACTTTCCTTGAGGAGTGGGTTTCCCTATACAAGAGCAAGAGTGGTGAGCGAGGAATCTTCAACCGTCAGGCAGCACAGAAGACCGTTGCAAAGTTGGGTGATCGTCGTGATCCAAACTACGAATTCGGAACCAACCCATGCAGCGAGATCATTCTTCGTGACTGCGAGTTCTGCAATCTCACCGAGGTTGTTGTCAGGGCAGAGGACACACCAGAGACATTGATAAGGAAGGTCAAACTTGCCTCCATCCTTGGTACTTGGCAAGCATCGCTGACTCACTTCCCATATCTCTCTTCGACATGGAAGAAGAACTGCGAGGAAGAGGCACTGCTCGGTGTTTCACTCACGGGTATTCTTGATAATCACTTCCTTCGTTCAAGTGGTACGAATGTTGAACTCCTGTTGCAGACCATGAAGGAAGAGGCCATCAAGACCAACAAGGAGTGGGCAAGCACACTTGGAATCAATCCCGCTGCTGCCATTACCTGTGTCAAGCCATCGGGAACCGTGTCTCAGTTGACGGATTCGGCATCGGGCATTCACCCAAGGCACAATGAGTATTACATAAGGACAGTTCGCGCAGATCGCAAGGATCCCCTCTGTCAGATGATGATTGACATGGGATTCCCATCAGAACCTTGCGTCATGAAGCCCGACCACACCATGGTCTTCTCATTCCCGATGAAGGCAGAGGGTTCAATCACCCGCAATGACCTTTCGGCAATAGAACACCTTGAGTTGTGGTTGAAGTATCAGCGTCACTGGTGTGAACACAAGCCTTCAATCACCATCACGGTTCGTGAGCATGAGTGGATGGAGGTAGGAGCATTCGTCTACAAGTATTTTGACGAGATCAGCGGCATCTCCTTCTTGCCCCACTCAGACCACTCGTATCGACAGGCTCCATATCAGGACTGCACCAAGGAGCAATATCAGGAGTTGTTGAGCAAGATGCCACAGAATGTGGATTGGTCTATGTTGAAGAACTATGAGAAGGTTGATACAACTGCAAGTTCACAGACATTTGCCTGTTCTGGCGATAAGTGCGAAGTGGTTGACCTAACTACATAATACAACCCCCCTTGAGATCGCATCTCTTGGCCGACAACCTCCAGAAATGGGGGTTGTTTCTTTTGAAAAACATTCATAATATAGATAATGGGTATACATTGTAAAACCCCTTAAGGAGAAACCACATGGGAATTTATAGATGGATTGGATCAGGAAACACTGGATCCACATCAGCAAACATTTTTAACTGGAATCAACCGGGAAACTGGGAAGTTGCGACTTATATTGGTCCTGGAGCATCTGCTGGTTGGCAGTTTAGAGGAACTACCGCATGTCCTGGTATAAATGATGAAGCACTTTTTGGTAATCTACCAAACGGCGGATACATCACTATAAATCCAAATATTTCTATGACTAAAGTGCGGTCTCCTTGTTTATTTGGTGGGTTTGTAGGAAATGCTGGTGGAGGAACATGGACTAATGCTTCTTCGGGTCAAGTTAGTGGAACAACTTATACATCTTCATTACTACGATTTACAGTAAATTACACAAATAACTATGCATATATTACATCTCCAACAACCACCTCAGAAGGCTATACTGCATATGCTGGATCATACAATGATTGTGCATATGAATTTGTAGGTGCTTTACCTCTTGGTGGCGGAATATCTGGAAACGCTCAGTGCTTTGAAAACTTGAAGTGGCTTCAGACAAATTATCCAAATATGGGAGTTGCAGCAGATTTGACTGGTGGAAGTTATTACTTCACTATTCCAGCCTCATATGCCAGTACATGGGATAATCTGAATATAAAGACATCAGTTGTCAATATAACCAGTCAGGGAAATAGTGGTTCATCACCAATTAACCTTAACTTTGTAACAGCGTATTCTCCTCTAAGCGGTGTTTGTGGTTCTGGATTTACAGGAATAAATTCCCCCGTTGTTCTGTCGAGTATGGATATTACTACTTCATCGAACCTATATTTAAGTGGTGGAGCATTTAAATCAATTGGAATTTATCCAGCAATAAAGAGAAGTCCGTCTGATCCATACGGAAGATTCCCCGATATAACCATAGACAACATGTTTGTGGAAACCTTGACGGTACCAGAAGTATGCGATGTTACAATTGGAAGTGCAGTGAGATTTATCAACCTCAATACAACTCCCATTGTTCTTCCATATTGGTCAGACGGAGGTAACAATAACATTTACAATACCTACAACAAGGGCGGAAATAATCCTCGCATCATCAGAGTGTATGGATCTGGATCTGTAACACAAGTGAACGCTGTGCTGTATCCGGGAAATTCTGCAAATACATCTTCTCTAAAGTCAACCATACGTTTCGGTTCCTACAATTCTCTAAATTACCAAGGTGTTCCAGGAGGAGTAACTCTAAGCAACGCCTCTTTGGTAAATTCATATCAGTGGTCTGTGAATAGTGCTGCTCTTCAAAATTACTTTGGTGGTGGCCCTGGCTATTTCTATAGAACACAACTTGTCCCAAATGAGTTCGATTCAGCACAATACTGGGGTCAGGAATTTGGAACTCTGAAAATGATGTTGGGAACTCCGGGAGTTACAAACGACGTAGAAATCGTAGATGTCCAATCTGCTGGTCTATGTACAAAGATAGTTCACATACTAGGACCAATCAACATTAACGAACTAAATGTTGGTAAAGGTTCTTATGTCAAATTTGATTATCATACTGGAATTGCCAACATAGGTCTCGTTAACCTTCACCCAATGTCTACTTTGAACTTGCAGAATCCATATAATGATGCATCGGTGATAAACTTTGGAATTAGAACCACAAGTGGAGTTTGTGGTGGAATTCAACTTGATCCAAACTTCGCGAACACGGTTGGAAATAATTCAAGCAAAGGTACGATTTGTCTTGAGGCTGGTGAGAGGTTGTTTAATGTCAATACCCTCAAGGCTGGCGCAATTCAAGTACCAGGCGTGGGTGAAACAACGTATTTTGATATTGCTGCTCCAGCAGTGGCTCGTAAGGGTTAATATAAAAGTTAATCAGTATGAAAAGAGCAACCCCCATTTCTGGGGGTTGTTTCTTTTCGCCTAAATATGTCTAAAGGAGGCTATCAATGCCAGAGATTAAACCAATAGCGAGATGGGCAAGAGTTCCTAATGAGGTGTTGAGTGGGGTGCAACAGATTGGTTTGGTTGCATTTCATAAGGATGGTATCAAGGAAGTTCAATACAAGGTCGATGATGGAAAGAATGTAGCCAACCATGTCATCACGGAGTCTAGAGTTAATCACAGGACTAAGATTGAGGAATACTCATTTGACTTCGACTTTGACTCATTGGCGGATGGACAATCCATTACTGTATCCGCAAAGGTCATTGCAAATGATGGATCTGAACTAGATTTCACAAAGGCATATTCAAGCAAGGAAGCATATTACACAAACCTTGCGTCGTATGCTGGCCCACTTACCATAGCAGAAACGGGAATACACTGCATCACTCTTGAAAAGCCATGCACAGGAAAGACATACAAGGTAGCAATAAATGGTAGCGACTCTAATGATGGTATAAATGCACCATTCAGAACCTACGAGAAGGCATATCTTCTTGCAGTTCCTGGCGATACCATTGAGTTTGGTGATGGTGAGTTTGAACTTGTTCGTTCAAGACTGAAGAAGACAGTAAAAGGAAAGAGCAAGTGGATTACTGTGCGTGGCAGCGGAAACACCGTATTCACCACACCAGGATATCAATCATACTCTTCAAAACTTCCAACCCGATGGGTAAACATCACACTTGATCTGGGAAGGATCGGTTACATCGCGGGTGAGGACAACTGGTGGGACAACTGTAAGTTCCTAAATCCATCAAATGAGGCTTGGTATGCAGATGGAATGGCAAAGCAAGGCGCACCAGATCCAAGCATTCCAATTTGCACAAGTGGAAAGGATTCTGCTGTTTTCCGAAGTATTGGTGCTGAACACTTCTTCACCGATTGCCATCTTAGCAATCATTCATATGGATTCAATGGAACGCCAATGGCAAGAAACTGCACCCTGAAGAATCTATGGGGAGACGCTTTTGCAATGGCAAATGGCGTATTCAACTGCTCCATCGACAACTTTGCTGGATACCTTACTCCAAAGCACTCGGACATCTATCAGATGTGGGAGGTGAAGGAGAATGTTATAATGTATGGAGTTCATGCCACCAACATCAAGTCTGTTCAAGGAATCTTCTGCCGACCTGTATTGGCTGGCAGTGCGTGGTCTACAGTTGAGAATAGACCAGAGTTCAACTCAGATGTAGATACACAATGCTACATTGGAAATAGTGCCTTCGTGAACAATACAATCATTCATGAACCAAAGGCTTCTCCAGCGAGAAGTATAAGCAACTTTGGTGGTCCTCCGTTCTCTCAGTTGAACAACAAGGTCTTCCACGTTCTAATAATCAACCACAAACTTCCATATCAGAAGTTCATGTTTGGTGGGAACACAGAAGAAGGTTGGGAGCAGAGAGACATGGATCATGTCATTCTGAAGGACTGCGATCTTCATTGGTCAACCATTGAGGCAATGAAGTTGACTCACAAGAAGGCCAAATGGAAACCAATCGACGGTGGCTACGAGTACGATGGTGTGAAGGCATACGGATGCTACAACAGCGTTCCAAAGTCATGATATAAGTGGGCTTTTGACACCCACATGTGCAAACCCCCCGACCTTCTCACGGGGGGTTTTGCTTTACGATGGTTGCCTGTACTTTATGTGGAGTATTGGCAAATGACTTACGATTCCCCCATCGAAGTTCCTAGAAAATTTAAAGAAGTGTCTACCTGGTGAATGACTGACCGAAAATGGTTGTGATAAAGTTGTAAAAGAATTACTCGGTGAGTGTGTCAGTACGGTTGGTGGATTAAAAGCCTGCATAATGAAATCCTTATATCAATCCCATTCTCTTTGTCGTGTAATCGTTAGATTTAGTTTTGCATCAAGTATCTGTGCATTGGTTGGTAGGCTTTGAAGATTGAACGCCATTGCTATTCTTGTTGGTGATCTTGATTTTGTTTGTTGAGTTATTGGGCCTGGTAGGTTGTCTGGTCTATCATGTCCATCATCCCAGGGGTTTAGTAGTGCTATTGCCATTTCTGGTAATGTTTCAAAAGATGGATTTGTAGTAGTTATTCTCAACTCTATTGGTATGGTGTGAGGAGAACTAGTTTCTTCCCATCTATTTTTTTGTCCTAATACAGGTGGCTCATGGAGAAACATGGTGTCAAACTCGGGGATCACTATAACTTCGCCGTCAACGAAGTTTTGAGTTTGAGTTGTTCTTCTTCTCTGAAGTTCTCTCTTATTAATGAAGTCGCTACGCATGACTTATCTCCTACGATGGTTGCCTGTACTTTATGTGGAGTATTGGCAAATGACTTACGTTCTCCACGGTTATTTCAGTTGATCCAGATTGTTCCTGAGCAGTTATGGTTCTGCTGAGTTCAAGGTATTGGAACTCTGGTAAACCACTAAGGGCAGTATTTGATGCGGTATCTCCGTCGATACCATCGAACATATTCTTGACTTGATATATTCCATTGTTGTTCGGAGATCCACTTATCCTGATGTAAGATCCCGCCGTGATTCCTATGTTGTTCGTACCACCAAACAATCGAACATCACTCGCAACCTTATATGCAAGTAGATTCTTTGAACCAGATCCTACGGGATTTATGAATCTCAAGTTGATGGTTGGTTCTGGCTGTCCTTGTTCTCCTGGAAGTGGTGCGGCTGGTGCTGGAATTCTGTAATCGTTTACAGAAGATAAGAACTGAAATGTTTGATTGAATGCTGCTACCGCTCCATTATGCTGGTATGTTGTTGATACTACTCTTCCACTGAACATGGAAACTGGGAATTTATTTTTAAAACGTATTTGGTTTCCATTTGCCTCTGAACCAAGATACTCCATGGTAATGTTTTTACATGTTATGATTGATGGTAGCGTAGTTGAACTTGCAGGATCTATTCTCTCGGCAGAAGTGGATTCATTTGCCGTGGTATTTGAATTGAAAGTACATGTGCAACCTATTGCTGCCGTTTGAATCTTTGCCAATTTAGATGCATCAATAGGAGTAACCATGTCCATTATAGAAGTTCCATTGAGAACATTCGATAATGATAATCCATCTATCTCTGCCCTATTGAACTGTACAAATGTATGATGTGGCGACTTCCTAAATGAGAACTGATTGCTTGTTATGGATTGAGTTACTTGAGATTCCCTGCTGTTGAAGGCAATGTATGCGAACTTCTTGTAGAAGTCTGTATAATGATTACCTTCTTCATCAATATCGAAATCAGGTAAAGGTAATCCGTCTTCACCAAATTGTTGTGGTTCTGCCGCTATGTACTTGAACTCTGCCATAGATGTTCCAGGAACACTCTTTCCGTGGAGTATCAATGACATGGTTAGACCATTGTTTTTTCTAGCCTTGTTTAGATAAATGGTCGATATATTTGTGATGTCTAGAGAGTTTCTAGTCCCATTTGATGAACTCAAGATAAAATCTGCCACTCCTCCAGTCACATAGACACCACCTTGATTACCTACACCAAAGGTATTTCCAATGATTTCGGTGTTTACACTTGAACCTATCTCTGGACTACTATTGGGGTCCGTTACCTCTTCTATCCTTTCTAGGTAGTTTGGTATCTGTATCAAATCAGACGATGGGTATATTCCATCTGGTCCATGAGTTGTTCCAGCAGAGTTGTCTAGATGATCTTTTCTACTCCAAGACATTTCCTTGGTAATGTCCGTGGTGCTAAGTCTTACTGTAATAGGATGGTTTAAGATTGGTGTTGGTGGGGTTCCAGTCTCACCTTGTTCTGGTCCGGGCGTAGTTTCTTCCTCGACTTCTCTAAAATCGTAGATTATAACACTACCAGGAACATCAGTTCTAAATCTTGGGGAAATCCAATATGTTTGTCCACCTTCAGAAAGCCATTTTTCAAATCCATGTGTTTCTGTTATTGGTGTATTCTGACTTGTAGTGGGGAATAATCTAGCCTGTGGATTTTGTTTGTTTTCTGCATTGCTGTAACTTCTTTGGATGAGTGATGGTCGCATTGCCATAGACGATTCTTTTGCATTTATTTCCTGTGTAGTACTTTCCACTCCGTCGTATCTAAATGAACCGCCTATCTCCCCATCTTTACCAAACACACAATCTTTTACTATGATATTTCCGTGTTGTCCTCTTGAAACAATGAATATCGCAGCAGCAACACCAGAAGATGCCACAAAACTACAATCATCGAATACTACGTCTCGCATTACACAGGCGTTGGTTGATCCGCTTACTGGTAATTCATCATAAATAGACCACATAGTTTCATAGATTGGAATTGGGTTGTCTACAAATTGCTGTCCGATAGAGTTTAAAATAGTTTTGCCTGGATCTAAAAATTGGCCTATTGTGTTTGTTATTCCTGGCACAGAACCACCCGATATGAATGGACCTTGAGACCAGTAATCACTTGCCTTTATGTTTTTGAAAATGGAATTTCTTGATCTATTTCCTTGTCCAGGAAATATCTGAAGTGCATCTGCATGTCCTCTGTCAGTTACCCTTTCCCCGCTGAATCCTAAACCATAGAAATCTCTATCCAAATTAAACGCTATATTTATTGGGTGTCCGACTGAATCTTTTGCAGTCATATTTACTATACAACCAACATCCCTTATTCCATCTTCAGTCCATTTTTCGACATGAACATTGTTGAACAAGTAAAACGATGTATTTTTTGAAATGTTTCCAATGTAAGTCAATGTGCATCCGACCATACACCCAGCACCAAAATCTACACCCGCAAATAAGGTTTGTGTGTGTCTTGATTCGAAATTTTGTCCCTCAAAAAACTTGTCTGTCTCATCATCATCATTAGCCCAATTTGGGTTGAAAGTCCAACCACTATGTCGATAAAGCCATTCGGATCTTCTAAAACGATAATCTTGTGTTGATTCTCCTGGAACTTTCGCCTGTGAAAAATTAAGTTCGGGGGGTATGATGTTTCCATAAACATCTAAAACTGGATCTACCCTGACATAGGAATCACTTACTTTTTCCCAATCAAACAACCTCTGAAAATTTGCAGTCATAAAACAGTTTTCTATAAGCAAATGTTTTGCAGTTATGCCTGTTACCTGGTATGTTTTTCCATTCGCCGTATTTACAAAAGTTTTACTAAGAGGTGCTGTTAGTTTAAATATTCTTTGATCATCTGACTCTAAGTTTTCTTGTTGACTAATATTTAAGTTTAAAAATCTATATTTATTCAGTGCAAGACCACCACTATTTCCTTTTTTGAGGATGTTTACATTGCTGTTCTGAAATGGTGTTATGGTGACATATCTTTTTAAATTGTTTAGTTTGTTTGCTGTTGTTTGAAATGTTGATATTCCATTGGTTCCTAGTTCGTAGTCAACCGTGTTTCCACTTCCATCATCCATTAAATACAATATTGTTCCATCAACTTGCTTACCCGTGCCGCCAGCAGCGACAAGAGCAGATTCCATTGTTCTTTTTGGAAAATCTGGAGATGTTCCTGGATTTAAGTCATCTCCATTTATGATGTTGATGTAAAATTCTTTTCTCGGAAGAGTTTTGTTGAAATTGGTGGCAAAAAAGAATGAGAAGTGTCCAAACTTTAGATTTCTAACTGCTCTTGTCACCAGAACGTTTCCATCCATAACCTCACCTTGAAGAACTTGAGGCCAACCAGATACTGGAAATATTTTTGCACGAAGTTCATTCATTTCTCTATCTGGAGAGTTTGGAGGGATGGTGAAGTTGTAACAAGTAACACCAGCACTTTCATTATATTCCATCTCGGTGACTATTTGAATGTCCCCCTTGTTCATCTGAAACTCAACTCTGTCTATGCCAGATATGTGATAGGCAAGCAAAGGTATCTTAGTAGGAACATCATAGTCTTTGAATAAAGGTGCTACCCATCTTGCTATGGTGTGATTGTGGTATGCTATGTGGTTTGGATCACCGACTTGTGATAGTGTATTATCAAAGTTGGCATCATAGTCTGGCCAGTTTATTATTTCATCTCCTGTAAAAATTCCAGGAGGATTAGATGGTATTGCGCTCATGATTGTATCCTCAGAAAATTCATTTCACCGCTCAGACTCAAGTTCCGATGTACGACAAGGTGCATCCCGTATTGGCTGCAACAAAGATATTGCTTGTATTGTTCGTTTCTATGAACAACTGATCTCCCGCATCAAGTGGGAATCCTACCGTTGCAACCTGATTGTTGAAGCCAACCCTGATTATTCCCTGATTGCCAGAGGCACTCTTGAGATGTACACCGCTCTGAAGTGCTTGATTTCCCAATGCCACGGCAGAGGTGACGTTTATACTTCCATATGTTCCGCCAGTTGGCTGTGCAATATTCTGAACATCAACTTTCAACATCTTTATACCATTGGTCGTTGATGTCAGAGAGGACGATGCCGCAGAACCAAATGCAGTGCTCAAAGTTGAAACACTGGTAGAAAGACTGCTCATGCTGGTAGCAAGGGATGATGCGCTTCCCTCGACCACCTTTAGTTGGCTGTTACCGTCAAAACTAAATGCTGGTTGGTTTGAAACTGATACGCTTCCAGTGACTGCAACACTATCCGTGCTTGATGACAAACCTCTTATGTCAAGATCACTTGCGGTAACTGTTATTGGAATGAATCCAGTTCCAGTGTATCCGTGAACTTGTAGGACTTGGGATGCTTGTGTTGCATTTGAAGCGCAGACACCAGCAATTGTGATGGTTGATCCTATGTTCAGAGTAAGACCAAGACCTCCTACATCTGCCGTGACTGAAATGGATCCCGCGGCTAGATACACTGCCAATGCGCCAGTGCTGTCAACAAGCAGGGGTAACTTGGTGTCATAGTTGTTTATGTTCGTGAGACCATGTAGGAAGGTGTTTACAGGCCATGCACCAGATAGACCCACGACACGGACTGTATCTTCAAGAGTACCATCTGGTTCTGATATCAGCATAGACAAAAGACTGGCAGCACTAGATTGCTTTTCTGCTCCCCTTGTGGCTTTCAAAGATCTTATTTGAAAGCCACCATCCAGGGTGACATTAGTATGGTAAGGACCACTACTTCCATCGTTTACTGAAACTTCATTAGTTACTGAAACGGAATCTCTAGTACCAGATAGTCCGCGAATGTCAAACGAAGTTCCTGTGACAGCAATAGGCCATCCGCCAGAGTAACCAACAACTCTGACTATATCAATGCTTCCACCCGTCAGAGATGGATCTCCCGCTGTCACGGATCCAGCACTGAGGTTTCTGATATCTAGATCGGTAGCAGTCACACCCACAGGCCATCCACCAGAGTATCCAATCACTCTCACTATATCTACCGTCGATGTGGAGGGACTTCCAGCGGTTACTGATCCCGCTGTTAGGTTCCTGATGTCCAGATCGGTTGCAGTCACGCCAACGGGTTGAGTGACCGATACGGTTCCAGCGACAGTAACCGTGCTTCCAATGCTTGATACCGAAACCGTTGGATTGTTCAGCACATTCACTGGAAGTGGAGAAGATGATGTAACTCTATTGGCACTTCCCGTTACTCCAGGCGTTCCATATGCCAACTTGACTACTTGGAAGTGATTCCCCTCGGTTGCCACATAGTCCGTGGCTACTATTGCCTCTCCAGAAAATCCCTGAACTGCTATATTGTTGTCGGTATCAAAAGCCATTTTTGGTTCCTTTTTGATTCTATTGTACTTCTTATTTATACTACTTGACTAGACCATACATAGTGTACAATCTTCATCATGATAGACCCCACACAGATATCCAACCTCATTGAACGCATGGTCGCCGCAAGGAAAATATCCTATATGGATGCCGTTCTTGAGGTCTGCGAGGAGCATTCAGTCGATGCTTCCATGGTCGCAAGGCATCTGTCAAAACCAATCATTGAAAACATCCAAAGGGAGGCAATGGAGGTCAATCTCCTGCCAAAAGGAAAATCTTTACCCTTTGCTTGACATATGCCAAACACATAGTAAACTCAGTATACAGTCAGACTCAGTACACACCGTTCAAAGGAGAACACACGATGTCAGATTTCGCAAGTTTCAAGAAGAGTTCAAAGTCAAACCTTGGCAAGATCGCCAAGGAACTTGAGAAGGTCACGAAGGGTGGGGGAGAGAACTCCTACAAGGATGACCGAATGTGGCAGCCAGAGGTGGATAAGACAGGCAATGGATATGCGGTGATCCGCTTCCTACCCGCTCCACCGAACGAGGATCTTCCATGGGTTCGCATCTTCACCCACGGCTTCCAAGCCAAGGGTGGTTGGTACATTGAGAACTGCCCAACAACGATTGGTCAGAAGTGTCCTGTCTGCGAAGCCAACAACGAACTTTGGAACAGCGGCAATGACGATGACAAGAATATTGCCCGTGACCGCAAGCGCAAGTTGTCCTATATCAGCAACATCCTTGTAGTAGATGATCCCGTCAATCCTTCCAACAACGGCAAGGTCTTCCTCTACCGCTACGGCAAGAAGATCTTCGACAAGATCAACGACAAGATGAATCCTCAGTTCAACGATGAGGATCCCGTCAATCCATTCGATTTCTGGCAGGGTGCAAACTTCAAGTTGAAGATCCGTCAGGTCGAGGGCTACAGAAACTATGACAAGTCTGAGTTCTCGGCATCCTCCCCGTTGCTTGATGGAAACGACAAGGAACTTGAGGCATTGTGGCGCAAGGAGTACTCGCTACAGGATTTCGTAAAGCCAGATCAGTTCAAGCCCCACGGAGAACTCAAGACCAAGTTCCAATCCGTAATCAATGGTTCCAACTCGGCAAAGGCAGAGGATATGGATCTCAACGAGGAGGAAGAGGACAATACTCAGAAGAAGTTCACTCCGAAGTTCCCCGCCAAGGAAGCGAAGAATCCTGGTCGTGAGGTGAAGTCAAAGGTGGAAGAGGATGGCGATGATGATGCGCTGGACTACTTCAAGAGACTTGCCGACGAATCTTGATTTATACATATTGGTGTTCGCCCCTGGTCTTCTCACTGAGTCGGTCATGGGAGCAGTGCAAGCGTCTCATTACGCTATTCACTGCGCGTCGGGATGATATCCTTACGAGGAACTTCGCTACCGGATCGTGAGAGTAAAAACTCTCACGATCTTTTTTTTGCTTCGCGCCAAGCCTTCTTCTGAGCATTGATTCTGTCTTTATTTGCTTTGCGCCAATCCCTCTGCCTAGCATTTATTATGTCTTTATTTTCTTGAAAATAAGCCTTATTTGCCTTTCTCCAAGCCCTCTTCCGAGCCTTTTCCCTATCATTACGCTCCTTCTTACTTAGACCCTTTGACCACCCTTCCCCACCTATGGTCACATTATATCCACCTAGACTCTTATATGTCCTGTAGAGCCAGATGTAGTGATGCTCCATGTAGTTTAGCGTGTGTAGTTCGTCTTCGGACTCGTACAGCATCTCTATAGTGAACGAATCAATACCATGCTTCTTAATCGCGTGGTGCAATGGGAACTTTGGATTGTTGGAAATGCAGATATGTTCTTGCCAGCGTTTATCTAGGGTTCTACTGGTATATCCCACATAGACTGGCTTGGAGTCTCTACGAACGAGATAGATATGGTGCATGGATTGTCCTTTTCTAATCTGTGCCATGCCCCTGGGTGGTCCAACACCGCAGGGGTTTTCTATATCTATTGATTGTATATCTTTGAAACAACTCAAGAGGCAGTTTTATTTCCAAAGATATCTTCCCATAAATAGGATTGAATGAAGAAGACAAAGAAACAGTTTCTAGACTCGCTCAAAGCCATCCTCAATGGAGATGATGCGCTCAAGAAAGAGCGTACAAAGATGCTGATAGACAATGGATTCTTCGCACTTTCAGAAAAGGATAAGGAATCTTTGTTCATGGAACCAAAGCCCAAATCCACCAAAAGAAAGAAATCAAATGCAGAAGCGGAAGAAAAAACTATCTGAACGAAATGAGTCCGACTACTCGTTCATGCGTAGATGCGCCGATAGAATGAATCTACCGTGGCAAGCGATTGTTTCTAATCAGAACTATGTTGACTTGCTCAGAGAAGCAAAGTATAATAGATTGTCAGTAAATGAGACTGTCTCATACTTCAAGGAAGTTCTTGCAGAGAAGAAGGATGTAGAGAAGAAGACGAGGGTGAAGACACCTGGTCAGAAGATGGACATTTCAAAGCGCAGCAAGGATTTTCCAACACCACCGTGCGATATGGATAAATGACATTGAAGAAGTACAACTATACACCATGGAACTTTAATCTTCCCGCATTGCAGACAGTTGAAGGAGAGGAAGGAAGAACCTACCTAACCCCGTCTGGCAAGCGACTCCCATCAGTTACAACCGTTACGGGCTTTGAAGGCCGTGAGGGTATTGAGATATGGAGAAGGAAGAATCCGCGAGAAGCACAGAGAACCTGTGATCGTGGAAACAAACTGCACTCCATGATGGAGAGTTATCTCAAGAACGAAGAAGTCGAACTCACTGAAAATATTGAGATTGATTCTTTGTTCAGCATCATGTCGCACCATGTATCTAACTTCATCGACAATGTGTATGCACTTGAGACACAGATATGGAGCGAGAAAATCGGTCTTGCTGGTCGAATGGATTGCCTTTGTGATTACGATGGCAAACTCTCAATCGTGGACTTCAAGGGATCTACAAAGGAGAAGACTCCCAGTTCGATCAAGAACTACTTCCAACAGGCCACCGCTTATGCATTGATGGTGCAGGAAGTCACTGGTAAGCCCGTGGAACAGATTGTGATCGTTGTTGCCACCGAGACGGGAATACTACAGGAGTTCAGAAAGAAACCCATCGACTATGTTGATGGGCTTCTAAAGGCTATCAAGTTGTACAATCAGTGGCAGACCTTACAAATACCTACCTTAAATCTCACAGAAGACCAGTAAGAGGCTGAGTGGAACTTTTTACCTCGCGGACCTTAAGTGGCACCACTTCTCCTGCGGCTAGTGATATTCCACAGGTGACTCCAGGTGCATTTCTCCATGGTACTACTACTGCTGTCGCTGTGGTTGCTGTGGCATTCAATAATGCCATGCAACCAGCGGATGTTCCTGATGTTGGAATCGTAAAGCCTTCTGTATAAGTTTGAGACATAATAACCTCCTATTTCTATTTAGTATCCGATAGATTTAGGAAATGTTGTAGGGGATACATACATAGATGTATAGGGTTTCTATTACAAAGGAGAAACAAATGGCAGATTTTCTAGGTACGGCTTGGTGGAGTGTTCTTATGTTCGTTGCTGGTGCGCTCATTGGTGCGCCACTCTGGAAGTGGGTTTCGACCAAACTTCCTTGGAACAAGTGAACAACTGACCACAAGCAAGGATCAGGAACACGGCGGCATGAAAGTGTCGCCGTTTTCTATTATACATAAAATAGCAAATCCTCGGAGAATCAAATGAATCCATTCACGCGCAGAGACTCGTTGGCAGACACAGCAGCACACACGCTCAACAAAATTCAAAATCAGACTCTTGTTGAGGCACTTCTTGAGTCAACATACAACACGAACCACAGGTCGGCAATAGATGACCGAGCCTTGTTCTATGTCGAAAAGCCAGAGAACATGCAGACCATCAATGCATTCATCAAGAGGTTCCTATCGGGACAGCACCTTGATCCAAACGACAGGCTAAATCGCCTGTTCCTTCAGTTGCAGACAATCGGACTTCATGTAGATGATGGAGATCAGAACTTCATGTTGAGTGGTGGAGATGGAACCTATAATGTCTATCAGTATGGCAAGCGAGAAAGCGATCACCCCATAACTGGCAGTCCATACATTGATGACGAGATATTCCTTCGTTCCCGTATGCACGGAAAGATCAAGATCAAGACATCATTGGTTCCTGGTGGACTCTACATGATTGATGCAGAACTTTACATGACACCCAGTAAGGGTCAGCACGACTGATATTTTCATGAGTCCTCTTAGTGAAGAAGGCTTTCTGGTCTTCGCCCTTCAACATTATGAAAATCCACAATGTGGTTCCCTTGAGGAGTTCTACGAAGACCTTGATAGGATCAAGTATCTCAAGAGGCTCATGAACAGGACTGATGGTGATGTCGAGCAGAGAAACAGGCTCGTACTGAACCATCTGATAATACTGACAAATGTATTCGGAGTCGAGATAGGAAATCGAATACTATTCTACAGAATGGAGCAGAAATATCACCCGATGTTGAAGACATTTCTGTATTTTCTAAATGTTCTTTATCATGAGATACCAGAGGCAGATATAGCAGCGATAGACATGGATGAACAACTATTGGAGAAACTGAGGAAGATATGAAGACATATGGCAAGTTCATTCAAGAAGGGCTTTCAGTGGAGGCTAATTCCTTGCTTGAAGAAGCACTTCGTGATTCTGACAAGATGGATATACTTGAGATGTTCCTTGAGGAAGAGGTTGCGAACACAGCGTCTGCTCCAGGCATTGCCATGGTTTCCAACGGAGAACCTGTATCTCCAAAGTACAAGGTGAGAGAGTTTGGCAAGGGAATCTGGCGCAGGAAGAAGAAGAAAGCGGATGACTTGATGGAGATGGCCCTGCCGAAAAAGAAGAAGGCCACCACGGGACACCTTGAGCATGTGGCAGACTACATCTTCCACGGAGATCCTTCCGTGGCCCTCAAGCACATGGACGCGATGCACAATAGGTTCAAGGGAAAGACGACGAAGGGCCATGAGGCATCCCTGAAGATCGACGGGGGAATGAGCGTGGTCGCAGGTCGCCACCACGATGGAACCCACTTCGTCCGCACCAAGCATGGCAGCGAGGATGTGACCTTCACAAGCGAGGCAGACATCCACAAGACGGGCAAGGAACACTATGTCAAGCATCTCGTTCCTCTCCTTCGCCATGTCAGCACGATGAAGATCAAGCCAGGTCATGCCTTTCAGGCAGATCTCGTCCATCATGAGGCAGAGGGCGGAAATTCCGAGACTGCCAAGCCAAACACGATCACATACAAGGTAAAGAAGGGCAAGAGACTAACGATTGCCGCCCACTCGCAGTATATGCTTCCAAAGCCAGGTGAGAACCCATGAAGAAGTTGACAAGC